TGACGTATATCCCCCTAAGGGGGTCTATAATCAAACTAGAACGGACACTAAGTTCCCATCGGCTGTCCTCTCCGGTGAAATCAAATTCCAATCAGAAGCAACTTTAGATGCGGGGGGGGGGTGGGGGGTTGTTAGGGGGGGCAAGGAGGCGTGCGAGCGAAGCGAGCCGCCGAACGCCCCCCTTAACCTTAGCGAGCGAAGCGAGCACTTGAAGCGCTAACTTAACATGTGGCCTAAGGTTAGTATTACCCTTAGGCCACCTCCGGGTAAACTCATCCAGTCAAACTCAGATTCTTGGAATCCAAAAAATATCAATTATTAGGAATTCATTTTTTTATTATTTTTAAGGGTCTGGAATATCATTGATGTCGTCTACTTCGCCTATAACTGGTGCATCTTGTGCTGTCTCTTCTAAAGCTATCGTAGTATTCCTGTCCCAGGTATTCCACCTGCTTGGCATAGTGCCTGTCTTAAGCCTACGTACTGTAATACGGAAGAACTTCTGGCAGGTAATCCTGAAATTTGTACTCCAGTCGTCTGGCCCTGGGTTATGTATTCCAGTCTCTAGTCCATACAACATTGGATGGCCTAGACCTGTTGCTGTACTCGTCCATGATGACTTTGAACTGCTAGCTACTTGTATAGCCGCAGCGTTATCTCCTACCGTTAATTTTCTTTCATATAGCGGTACTTTTATTTTTAAGAACATTCCGTCCTTAATATGTGTCCACCTAATGCCAACGTGATTTCTAATCTCACTTGGTGTAATCCCTTCTATAGAATTTGTAGCTTTTCCATTTGTTCTATAGTATAGTATAGGATAGTTAGGCAGGTCTGTCATAACTTTAATCGGGAATGTAGTCCTCGAAGCCGCTGTACTATCGACTATTCTAACTGGGGCTCCTCCTTCTGTAAGGCCTGTTCTGTAGACGACAGTCATAGCTGTTATCTTCCAGTCCTCGCCTATATTCCTTATCCTTGCTATCGCTTGTGGCGTATACGCATCAACTAACACCTTTACAGAGTCCAGGCAAGCTGTTGTTAGCCAATAAGCTGTAGCGTTTGGTGCAGGTATAATTATGTTCTGTGGTCCTCCAGTCACCCAGAAGCTCATAGTCCTGGCTGTCTTTCCTCTCCGTCCACGAAATCTCTTTGACCACTTACGCCTTCCACTAAAACGCTTTCGCCGATAACTCTTCCTTCTGTAACTCTTCCTCTTAAAAGTCCTCTTTCGATAACTCCTTCGGAATCGGGAACGCATGTGGTGTATTTGTTGATTCTTTTTTTTGTTTTTTTCAACTCAGTCGTCGGTCAGGTCAACGAACGCCTGGAGGTTGACCGAAGCCGTTCGGGCAAGAGGAGCTGCTGGGGCAGTACTCGCACCAGCCCCACCTTGGCCCTGGACATCCGGCGTCGTCGTCGCTGTAGTCGGGGCTGGAGGGTCCGGACGTAGATTCACCTCCTGTTCCTGAGAGAGAACCTCGGTCACTCTCGCCATCCTCCGCCTCAAGGCTGCTCGGTCCGTAGCAGGCCACATCCCATACCAGTCGTCCGGACTCGAATTGGAGAGCATGTAGACCTCGACCCACCTCGCCTCCTTGTCGTGGTACCTGCAGTCCAGGTGACACGGCCACTTGTCGAGGAGCTCCTTCAGCTTGTGGATCTCCCATTTGCTCGGGTCGAACTCCTCGAAGCAGATCACCTTCTGGGACTCGTAGCCGCCCCATGGATCCCGCCCTGGCGAAACCACGTAGAGGTCCTCCGGGGGTATACTCGTTCGGATCCGGTGCGTCTTCCCAGTGGCAGTCGCCCCCCAGAGAACATGGACAAAAACCTCTCTCTCTCGGGGCACCGGGGGCATGGTCGCCTGGCGCAGGGCAGCTATACCGCTCGGGTACTTGATGAAGGCTGCTGGGAACTCCACAGCGATCTCGCGGTTGCTCGCTCCGGCTGTCACTCTCTCCGCCAGAGCCTGTAGGTCGGACCGTTGACCCTTCCGCCCCGCTGTCGCACTGTACGAACCGTACTCGAAGGGACCGGCCACTCGGGTGTCCTCCTTGGTGCAGTAGTCCTTGCACTGCTGCTCGTTGCCTTGGGCGACCTCCATGTGCGCCTCCTGGCAGACGATCGCGTTCTTGGCCGCCGCTAGCGTCTTGGCGTTGGCGAACCGCACGTAGCCCTGGATGTGCAGGGTGCCGCTCTCTCCGCGCTCGACCTGGTACACGAGGTACTTCATCGCGACCACGTCCCACCGGGGCTTGTACTCGCCGGGATTGTTGACGGTGAACACGTAGCGTGCAGACTTGGACATGTTGTGTTGTGGTGTGTGTTTGAATTATGTCACAACTCAGATGAGATAAGTATTATTTCAAGACGAATTTAACCGTCGCTGAGTTTACACGTCGTTACCCCTAGAGGGTTCTGCCACGTCATTCCCCCTAAAGGTATATGTGACGTATATCCCCCTAAGGGGGTCTATAATCAAACTAGAACGGACACTAAGTTCCCATCGGCTGTCCTCTCCGGTGAAATCAAATTCCAATCAGAAGCAACTTTAGATGCGGGGGGGGGG